TGGGCTTCGGTAACAGACGGCACCTTTAACGGCTTCTCAATTGAGGGGTTCTTCGATCTTATTCCACAGGTTGCAATGTCCGCAACCGCCAAAAGCGACATGGAGCTATTCCTAGAAATAGATAGGATAGTCAATAGCATCGACCTGGGCTAAGTTGTACAATTCCATTTCCTTTTTTGCAATTGCTTCCACATACGTATAGACAGCCCTCTCGCTGCCTAAAATTTCCTATTACATTATGGACCTGAAAAATGGATTAAAAGCTATTAAAGCCCTTCTCACGGGTGTAAAGCTAGACTTTGCACAGCAACCCTTAGTAAACGGATCATTGATCCAATACGCCGGGGATGAGATAGAGAAGGACGAAGTAGTTTATATAACCACGGGCGAGGGTAACTGGTCAGTCCTCCCGGATGGAGAATACAAGACCAGAAAAGGCGACACTTTCACAATCACTAACGGAACCGTCTCAGACGTAAAAGTTGAACCCGATCCCGTTGAAGACGACGATAAGAAAAAGCCTGTCAAACAAGCACAGGCGAAAGCCGAGGACAAGGATAAAAAACCCGCTTACGGAAATGTTGAATACGCCGATCCCGGCTTTCAAACCGATAAGAAAGCTCGCTATCCTATTGACACCGAGGAACACATTCGCGCCGCGTGGAATTATATCCACAAATCAAAGAACGAGTCTCAATATAATCCCGACGATCTGAAAAAGGTTAAGGGTGCGATTGAGACCGCATGGCGCAAAAAAATATCCGCTGACGGACCTCCCGAAGGTTCTAAGCATGAAGATATGGACGAAGACGGCTCTTTAATAGGCATGTCCAAACAGACCCTTGACGGCTATGATGACATAGATAATACAGGGTCGGGCGATGATGTGGACGCCGCCGGTAGTCCAGAAACCTTTGACGACGAAGATACACCGGCTCCTGCCGTTGCTACGGTAGACGTTGGCGATCTAGTAGACGCCAAGCTCCAGCCGATCCTTCAACAGATCTGCGACCTCCAAACCCTTCTCAACGCTTTACAAGAAGTCTGCACTTCGCAAAAAACTACAATGAGTGCTATTTCTAGTGTGGTCAATCAGCTGGCTAATGAGCCTGCCGGTAAACCGATTGTTGAGGAAGTCGATTCACCGAAACCAGTAGATAAGAACCTACCTAAATCGGTTCAAATTCTCAGAAGCTAATCACGTACAATCTAAATATTCCTATATCCTATGGGCTATAACATTTCAGGCTTACAAGCCTACATTGAGCAGCAAAAATACCCGCTGCTTCGCAAAGCAGTCGCAACGTCTAAGAGCGCAAGTCTGATGACCAAGCAGACTGGTATTAAAGGTCAGCAGTCCCTTAATATCTTCGACGACACTATTACGCTACAAGCGGAAAGCTGCGGCTTTAACCCGATTGGTACTACCACACTGACTCAGCGCGTTATTACCGTAGGGCGTATAATGGTTCAGAAAAACTGGTGTGACGCACAATTGAACGGGCTGTATATCCAGACTCAGCTTAACCCCGGTTCCGACAACGAAACAGTTCCTTTCTGGGAACAACTTGTTGGTTTGTTCGTCGATCAGATTGCACTCGTCAATGAGACGCAAATCTGGCAGGGTAATACCTCAAGCGGTAACACCAACCCGAACACAAACCAATTTAACGGGCTTGTGAATATCATTGCCGCAGAAGGCACCGTAGTTCTAGCTAACACGACTGAAATTACAAGCATTACAAGCTCTAACGTTATTGCTATTGTAAATAGTGTTTACGAATCTATCCCGGCTTCTATTCGTCAAAACCCTAAAACCCGTATCCTCATGGGTATGGATACATTCGTTACCTATCAAATGGCTCTGCTTGCGCAGAACTTCTACAACTTCTTTAAAACAGGGGTTGGGATGGATTACGAGGTAGTTGTTCCGGGTACGAATATAACGGTAATTGCCCTCAACGGTCTGACAGGTACGAGTAGCATTTACGCAACTAATCTTGATAACCTTTTCTTAGGTCTCGACCTGGAGGGTGAAGAAGATCAGCTGGACGTATGGTATTCTCGGGACTTCCAAGAAATTCGCGCACAAGCGAAATATAAAATGGGTGTTCAGATTGCCTTCCCTCCGCAGGTTGTTGCTTGGGTTCCTTATCCCTAATCATTAGTCTTCATATATAGGGTAGGTAAATTGCCTACCCTTTTTTAAATATATTTTACAATGTCCTGTAGTTTAACACAGAATTTACCTCTCGGCTGCCGTAATTCGGAAGGTGGTATTAAGTCGGTTTTCGTAACATCATACGAGAATACCGCAACCCTGACGACTAGCGGCGGAACGGTGCTAACCTTTACTCTTACACCGGGTAGTCAATTCTTCCAGTATTCGCTGCGTAAGCAGACAGGTAGCTTAACCCAGACCACTACCATCAACGATGAAAACGGTACGGTTTATTACGCGCCTTCTGTTGTATTTACGCTAATTCAATTGCAGGCGAATACAAGGAGTGAACTGGCCCTCTTAGCCCAGAATGACTTAATGGTTATTGTCCTCGATAATAACGGAAGTTACTGGCTTGTCGGTTCGGATAAAGGTCTTCAAATGACAACCGGCTCCTCAGACACCGGAACTAAGTTCAGCGATTTGAACGGTTATAAAGTAACGATTGCAAACGGCGGCGAAAGCTACCCGATGCTGCAAGTTCCTTCCAGCCTTATCGCTTCATTGACGACACCGGCTGCATAACATTCGGCTTTTTTTGTTTGCTATACTTTCTGTCCAGCCCTGCTATTCTTAGCGGGGCTTTTTGTTGTACAATGATCTTTCTCAACATTCAATTTCTTCCACATACAAATAGGAGCTAAGAACCTCCTAAGAGATGCTTATAATAGAACAAAATGCCCAAAATGAGCTTGTCGCAACGTTAAAAGAGGCGCAATGTGTGTGCTCAAGCATCTATCTCCTGCAATTCGTGAATATGCTAACCAATGCAAACTATTTCACAATTGCAACAGATCAGTCGCCTTCCCCTTGCCGCTATCAACTATTCTGCGTCACGGACACGGGCAACACTACTCCCAACCCTGCCGAAGCGCAGGTATCGCTTCCCTTGAAGGGGCAATATCATTATTTCATTTATGCTAACCCGGATAGCGTCCTCGATCCCACAGGCTTAAACCTGTGCGAGATCGGCAAGCTGCTAGTAACCGGCACAGAAGTTCCCGTAACGGCTTACCAAAGTACGGTGAACCCTAACCAATACGCATACATAAATCAAGATTTAAATTCCTAATGGAACCCATAGACCCTAATCGCTATCTTAGTTTCGCGCTAAATTCGCCGAGCTATGTCCTACCTGTAAGTATCGAAAACAAACAGGGGAAGTACCTCACATGGGGGGCAGATAATCTATACCCTCAACAGCTGTGGAAGATGTACACCGGCTCCGCGCTGCATGGCGCAATCATTGACCGGAAAAAATACGAGATCGTTGCCAACGGTCTTTATTCCATTTCCAACAACCCAGACCTTACAGCCTTTATCAATAAAAACTGCAATAAGAAAGGGGAACGATTTAACGATATATTCGACAAGATCGTTCTCGACTATTTAATTTATGGCGGCTTCGCTTTGCAGATCATTTATACCAAAGTCGGCGGAAAGATTGCGGAGATTTATTACGTTGACTATTCCCGGCTACGGTATAATAACGATGCCGATAAGATCAAATACGCGAAGGATTGGGATAGGTATAGGGTAAAGACAATCGAATATGACCTATACGATAAAAGCCAGCCGAACGGAAACAGAATCTTTATCTATAGTGGTACGAAGACTCGGGATTGGTACGCGATCCCTGAATATATTGCTGCGCTTCCTTACATAAAAGCGCAGGCGGAAATTGCTAACTACAACCTTCAAAACATTATAAACGGTATGGCCCCTTCGATGCTAATCACATTGAAAAACGGCATACCTACTATTGAACAGCAGGCCGATCTTGAAAGAGCGTGGAATGAAAAGTTCACCGGGTCCAGCAATGCCGGTAAAATTGTATTGTCATTTTCCGACACTGATACCCCATCAGCTGAGATAACGCCTATTGAACAGAATAACGCTAACGAGCGGTATCTGAACCTCGAAAGCACTACGATCAGCAACATATTTACGGGGCATCAAATCCCCGTCCCTTCGCTGTTCGGTTTACAACAATCCGGTAAGCTCGGTATTGCAACGGAATACACTCAGGGTCTTGGCATCTTCCAAAACGTCTATGTAAAGCCGCGTCAACGGCAATTAGTCGGGATCATTAACCGGCTTCTGGAGGTAAACTTCCCCGCTACTGAAAAATATCCTGTTTGTGACTTAGACTTTATGCCGCTTGAGCCTATTGGAATGTATTTCGATGATCAGGTTCTTATGGCTTCGCTTATGACCGAGCCTGAATTGCGTACCAAGCTGAAGGAACAGGGAATGATCTCTACGATTGAAATTCCCGCAGGCGAGAAGACACTTCAACAATCAGGCCCGCTAACGCAGGTTGACATTTCCGACAAGGAATTGCAATCACCCGCCAAGCCCCTCGATAACGGAGCCGCTAACCAATGAGGAACGAATTAATTCTAGGCGATTGCTTGGAGGTAATGCAGGATATTGAAAGCGGAAGCGTAGATATGATCCTTTGCGACCTACCCTACGGCACCACGCACAATAAATGGGATAGCGTCATTCCGCTGGACCTTCTCTGGAAGGAATACCGGCGGATCATTAAACCGGGAGGGGTAATTGCCCTTACCGCCCAGCCTCCCTTCGACAAGATACTCGCGGTGTCTAATTTAAAGATGCTGCGTTACGAATGGATATGGGTAAAGAATATATCCACAGGCTTTTTAAATGCCAAGCGGATGCCTTTAAAGGCGCATGAGAATATTCTTATCTTCTATGACGAACTGCCTACATATAACCCGCAGGGCGTTCTAAAGAAAGATATTCCCGAATTAAAAAGAAAGCGGATCAGTAGTCCAAATTATCACGAACACGGAAAAGAATATACACAAGAATATGAGAACTTTCCGAAGGACGTTCTCCGCTTTAATAGCGAGCGCGGCATTCATCCTACGCAGAAGCCAGTCGCTTTGTTTGAATATCTTATTAGAACCTATACCAACGCAGGA